CCCTAGGGGGCCTCCGGTGCAGTACAACATATCCTTCTACCTATGGTGGTCTCACCCTTCCCGGGTGAGGTCATTGTTGGTAGGCAGATAGGGAGGTGCTACCTCCCTGGACCACAGGAGCTCTGGTGCCCTTGGGTACAGTCAGGAAGAGGGACGTGCCGTTTTACGGCCCGAACCAAATCGAGACTGTTGAGTGGAAAGGCGGCTTCATTGTCCGCCCCAACACTCGCAAAACCTATGACGTAAGTCAGAGGTGGCGCACCCTTTGGGGGACTCAGGTGACTGAGTCCGAAAATCATCCGAACTGGAGATCGGGTTTGGTGTGGGATAATCTCACATCTGCCCATTACAGTCCGGATACTGGAGGAGACTTTACCTCCCAGAAGACCTACGTCCAATCGCCAGTGATGGCGGATGGACAGTGGGTTACTTCTGGTTGGTATCTCACCGGCCAACCTGGCGGTGAGCAACGTAGAGATTCAGAGTTTTATGCTCTGATCCCTCTCATCGAGAATCAAATGACGTTCCCTCCGTCCGCTAGATCCACTGATATGGGTCTTAGCGTTCTGGGGACAACGGCAATTTCTCGATGTGCTCCTACCAATAGTGTCGCTAACCTTTCATCCGCTATCGGCGAACTTTACCAAGACGGTCTCCCTAAGTTACTGGGAGCCTCGTTTTGGAAAGATAGGGTCTCTTCCGCCAGGGACGTTGCAAAACGCTCTGGTGATGAGTACCTGAATGTCGAGTTTGGATGGAAGCCACTTGTCGGGGATGTAACCGATCTTGCGAAAGGTGTCATTCACTTGAATGACCTGGTTACCCAGTACATCCGGGACGCTGGCAAAGTGGTTAGGCGACGTTACGAATTTCCACCATCCGTGCAGACAGTGAGTTCGACTATCTCGTCGAACGCGTCGGCAAGTTCCGTCAGCGCGTCAAACTATACATCAGTGTTTGACTCACCGAATGCAGGAAAGGGAGTGGTCTACCGCGATCGTGAAACTACGATCAAACGTTGGTTTTCAGGCGCGTTCACTTACCACCTCCCAAGTGATTTGGGTGGTTGGATGGGTGAGCATGTTGACACAGCAAGAAAATTGCTGGGTCTTAACCTGAATCCCGAGGTGTTGTGGCAGATCACACCCTGGAGCTGGGCGATTGATTGGTTTGTGAACGTGGGTGATCTTCTAAAGAACACCAGCGCTTACTCCACCGATGGCCTTGTCCTTAAGTACGGGTATATCATGGAACATTCAATTGTTCGTGACACCTATACTTTTGCTGGCCTCACTGGATACAAATCCAGTGATGTCAGGCCCCCTCAGTATACTTTGGTCACTGAGACCAAGTTGCGGAGACGGGCGACTCCTTTTGGGTTCGGCATATCTTTTGATAGCTTCACCAGCCGTCAGAAGGCCATTGTCGCTGCTCTCGGCCTAAGCCGAATGTAGCGACAGAGAGTTGTATTGTATCAAACGCCATTGGAGACCAAGACCTGGTCTCTAGGAGTGATGCCTATGTCATTGTCCGATCCGATTACCGTTACCATTAGCGGAACTCCGGTCATCCTGCCCAAGATCTATGGGCAAGGAAAAGAATCGAAGTACGCCTCTGCTGACGGTCTCGTGAATGTGTCCGCGAACCATACCCTCGTAAAACAGGGGAGGGAGCGGCACCTTCTGCGGATCGACCATTCGAAGCTTACCACAAACCCGTTTGACACGTCGAAGAATATGAAGGTGGACATGGCATACTATGTCGTGTTCGACCTTCCTCCGGCGGGTTACTCGGATGCGGAAGCACTCGCTGTCTTTGCGGGTTTCAATACCTTCATGACAGCGACTTCGAATGCGGTCGTCACCAAGCTTCTTGGTGGCGAATCGTAGTGGATAACGCGGGTGACAAGAAGTCGGCTGGGATAGCTGGAATGCTTCCCACTGCTGGCTCTCGTCGTTCGCCGCGCCGTGACGATGTGGAGTTCAATGAGCTCAACATAAGTCTTAAGATCAGCTATAAAACGCTGCTCTTAGTCTTTGTTCTGTTTGATGTTCTTCACAGAACCGTCAATGTGTTGTTTGACCTCGACCTACCCTAGCCCCGAAAAGGGGAGGATGGTATCGATTGTCAGGTGACATAGGCTTCCTAGAGTGATCTAGGAATTCCAGTGGTGCGTGGTAGCGATGCCACGCGAGAGTGAAAAGTCAGTCGCTCTTTTCTGTTACAACGACTTGGGGAGAACCCCCAGGAAGGCAATTCAATATATGAAGAACCAACCCAGGGAATACGTTCCCTCCCACCTCCGAGATGCCATGTTGTGCACTCGCTTGGCTAACGCCGAGGAGTGTGCCCGTGGCAACAAGGGGATGCGCTACGTGATCACGTGCAACGTGCACGAGGGCCTGGACCCAGATCAGCCGATCTGGATCCTAGACGCCGTGGCACCTGCCATGATAAACGTCGCGGAGTTGACGCAACGGTTGAGTGAGGACAATCGCAAGAGAGTCCTTTTCGGCTGACCTACATAGGCTATGGATCCGAACACCTTCTCATGAGAGGAGGAACGGTGAAAAGCCTTATGTCACTCTGGTCCATGATGGCGGAGGAATCCGCCATCTCATGCTGTACTAGCGCCCGCCGAGACATTAATACCGTCTCAGCGCGTGTCGAACATGAGGGGTTGTCGTTTTTGACGATAACCCTACCTGACCTTGGTAAGTCATTCCAAAGGTGGCTTGACTTAGGTCGGGTGGCTAGCCACCCCTCGTTCTTGACAGAACGAGGGGGAAGTCTCCCCCGATTCCTCGGAGGTTTCTTCAGCCGTGTGTTCGACCGGAGTAGTGGCTTGTTACTTGACGAGCCTTGTACGGACTCTATCTTAGCCATTCGTCAACTCACGTTGATGTTTGGTAAGATTGAGCTTGAGTGCAGCGATGCACGAAAGCTACAGTCCGTCAGGAATTACGTCAAGTGTGAGCAGGAAGTCCGCTTGTCCGACAAAGAACTCAGTAAGAGAGATCTTGCTGAGTTCGTTCGTATGTCTGACATGCTCTTCGGTCGTTTGTTCACCAAGGTAGATAGAGATATCTACATCGGTAACTACGTACCGAGGCACGGCCCAGGCTCTACCGCAGATGGACTTAAGGGAAACCAAAAGTTCCATCAGGTAGTCTGGACTGAGCGTCTTGAAAACGCTGGCCTCGCGGCCGGCGAGAATCTCCTTCCCAACTGGCGTAACTACGCTGAGTTGGCTGGAGTTGACTTCCTCGAACCTGGTTCGGAGGTACCTGTAAAGGTTACCCTCGTTCCTAAGACGCTGAAGACCCCGCGAGTAATCGCCATGGAGCCGACCTGTATGCAGTATATGCAGCAGGCCATACTTCATCGACTGCTTGCGCACCTCTATCAGGATAACTTCCTGTCGAGGGTTATCGGCTTTGATGACCAAGCTCCTAACCAGGAGCTTGCTCGTCAAGGATCGGCTAATAACCGAACAGCTACACTCGATCTGAGTGATGCTTCCGATAGAGTCTCCAACCAGCTCGTACGGTCCATGTTTCATCGATGGCCCCACTTGTCAGGGGCTATCGATGCTACACGTTCTAGACGGGCTGAGCTTCCGTCAGGAGAAGTGATTCGCCTGGCGAAGTTTGCGTCAATGGGTTCGGCACTTTGCTTCCCTATTGAAGCGATGGTTTTCACAACATTGATCTTCATGGGGATTCAGAGATCGTCTAACACGCCACTTTCCCTCAAAGACCTGAAAAGGTATGAGGGCTCGGTGCGTGTCTTTGGGGACGACTTGATTGTTCCCAGAGACAATGTTACCTCCGTTGTTCGTGTGCTTGAGCATTTTGGTGCTCGAGTAGGAACGAGCAAGTCTTTCTGGACTGGAAAGTTCAGAGAGTCTTGTGGCAAGGAGTACTTTAATGGGCACGATGTTAGTATAACACGTGTCCGGCAAGCGTTCCCTGCACAACGGCAGGACGTTAGCGAGGTTGTATCTCTAGTCTCTCTCCGGAACCAACTCTATATGAGTGGTTACTGGAAGACTGTGAGATGGATCGATGGAATTCTAGAGAGGTTATTGACACACTTCCCTACCATCGGTCCTCACTCTTCGCTGCTGGGCAGGGTAAGTTTTCTTGCCAACAATGCGAAAGCATTTGTTGGTTCGAGACTTCACCCACGCCATCAAAGCCCCGTAGTTAAGGGCTTTGTAGTGATGGCCAAACCCCCGAGAGATCCTCTCGATGGGACTGGTGCCCTGCTTAAGTGTTTGCTTAAGCTGGACTCGGGTAGTAGTTTAAGGAGTTCAATCTCCTGCTACCCATCCAGTGCTACCAACTACGAGCTTAATGCTCCTAGTTTGGTTCCGTTGGAGGTAAAATCTCCAATGGTCTCAGGCGACCACTTAGAACGCTCTGGGCGTCCCAAGTCGCTTAGCATGAAACTTGGGTGGAGATCACCCCTCTAAGGGAGTGGTCGGGCCAGCATTAATACCGCTGACCTGAGGGAGAG